CCGACAAATTGGGGACACGCTTGATTGGACCGGAGCAGGCGGCCCTTATGCCGTAGCTTCATTTACGTCGGACCGCGGAACCGGCGAAATTAGACATTTCGCGTATTCAAACTACTACCATGTTTTTTACGCAAACAACGCAGCCGCATTTAAGGTAAATACAACCGGAAATGTGGAGGTAGTGGCCGCCGGAAAAGGCATTACGGTCACAAGTCCTGACGGTCTCACCACTAAAACGATCACCATTGATAACGCCGGTGCCATTACGCTGGTGTAACGCAGATTGCCAGACTGCAACAAACAAGGAAAACCATCGCACCAGGTCTTTCTTCAATATCGTTTTATGATATTCTTGCCAAATTGATAGTAAGTACCGGGGGTAGTTGTGGCCGAGTCTAATGTTTTAGCAGTTAAGCTAGATATGCTTCACAGTGATGTGATTGATATGAAAACAGCACTGGGTGAACTGTCGAAGGCAATTACCAAACTGGCTCTCGTTGAAGAGCGTCAGTCTCAGACTGCTGAAGCACTGGAGCGCGCATTTAAGGCTATTGGCAAGATCGAGGATCGACTTTCTGCGCTGGAGCAGGCTGCACCTAAGTCTAAAGAAACCAGCGCCTGGGTAGATAGATTTATCCTAGGCGTTGTTGTTGCTGTTACCGGATTTGTTGGAACGAAACTGGGGCTGCTATGAGCATCGTTCTCGGCCAGCGTTCGCTTTCTAGGCTTGAAGGCGTGCATCCTGATCTGGTGCGCGTGGTCAAGAAGGCTGCTGCCCTGTCATCGCTGGACTTCACCGTACTGGAAGGTCTGCGAACTCAAGCGCGCCAGAAGCAATTAATGGATCTTGGTGCGACCAGGACTATGAACTCACGCCATCTAACCGGACACGCGGTTGATTTGGCACCTATGGTCGGTGGTACAGTGCGTTGGGACTGGCCGCTATACCATCAGTTAGCTGTCATTGTGAAAGAGGCGGCTAAGGCTGAAAAAGTCCCGATCCAGTGGGGTGGGGACTGGCGAACCTTCAAGGACGGACCACACTGGGAGTTGCCTTGGAAGGCCTATCCGAAAGGAAAATAATATGAACCGCGATCAAGTTTTCGGAATCGTCCGTACCGTAGCAGCTTTTGGCTTTGGCTTCTTGGCTGCAAAAGGAACGATTGACGGTGCTACCGCTGAGGCTCTGGCTGGCGCTGTAGCAACAATTGGTGTGGCTGTCTGGTCTATCCTTAGCAAGAAGCAGCCTGCAGCGTGATTAAGTTCCTGACGGCCTTACTGGGCGTAATCCAGAAGATCTTTGACTTTCTAGATCAGCGTCATTGGAAGCAGCAGGGCCGTCAGGAAGCAATCAAGGATGCGAACGATGCCATCAACCGCCAGATTGAACTCGGTGAGGCTGCTATCAATACTCCTGATCCTGAGCGCAACGAGCGCCTGCGTAACCGATTTGACCGGAGTAGAGGCTATCCCGAAGAATAGCTACTGCTCTATTGCCAAGCCTATCAGCTACGATAGCGTCAAAGACACCCCAGAGACCGTCAAGCAGATCGAGCAGCACAACAGCCGCTTTGTTTGCATCTGCGAAAACGACTGTCCTAAGCCTTAATCCCTGACACGCTTGTATCACCGTTATAACGGCCCTTGTAGGCGTAAGACGCTTCTGATGCTACTGGCTCATGCCGAAAGAAGATCATCTGCCCTATAGCGTCTCCTGGGCGAATCCTGATGCTATGGTGGCTGCACATATTCTTGAACTCAAGAGTCAAGACAGATCCGTTCCAGCCAGCATCGCACCACCCGGCGTTCATATGCTCTAGGCCAATGCGTGCCATGCTGCTTTTCAGCTTGTATTCCGCACTGAGCCAGTTTGGCAGATTGAACACCTCACGCGACTGAGCGAGGATGAATGCACCAGGCTCCAGCACATAGCCATCATCATCCATGACAACCTTATCCATGAACAATGGCGTGCGCTTGCTATAGTCTACGATCCAGCGGCTATATTCCTTCGGCGTGCGCTCTACCAGCAACGTGTCGCCAAGGTGAATGTCGATCGAGGCTGCGTTAATATCCTTTGGATCAACTGGCGTGATAATCTCCTGCTCGACAATGTTCCTCAGTTCCTCATGGCTCAAAAGCGTCATTGTTTTTTCCCTAATAATTTTAGAGGGTCTGCCCCTACAGCATCTGATATGCACTGAACAAAAAACAAAGTCGGGTTAAATTTATCTCCATCCAAAAACCGACGAACATAACTCGTGCTATATCCAGCACGGTTGCAGATAGATGTGAATGTGTCTGGATGCCTGACTATCGCTTCGCGTAAGTTTTCACGAAATACCTTGTAAAGCGCCACTGTCGGCTTTTCCTCGATATATAATGCGTACTTCATATTGATGACTATCCCATTCGACCGGAAACCTGGCAAAGCAATCCGGTGCGAAAAGGCGCAGCTTGTCTGCGTCTGCAACAATGCGGTGGCCCAAGTACAAGGCCAAGTCAGTCTTCGTTTCGTTGTCCATCGCTGCCTCCAAACTTGGCTTCGATAGTCGCCGCGCCCTCCCGCCACTCTCCATAAACATCATGTTCCCGCAACCACGCCACAATCTCCCCCACGACCTCGGCGCGGGCTTGCTGGCGGTGGCGGGCAAGCCGTTCAACTTCCCATGTGTAAGACCTACCCTGCCTTACGCTCTCGGCAGTTGAGCTATCTGGGTTAAGTATGTCGATGAACAACTCGCGGTCGATCTGTTCAACTTGCATCACCCAACTCCTTCAAAGCCGCCACCGGATATATCTGCACCGATCCGCGCTCGGTTTCGCTCTCTACGGCGTAGCCTTCAGCGGTCAGGCTGGTGGAGTAGAAGCCAACAACCTTGCCGGTCCATTGACTGCCTTTGGTCTTGGTTACACGGGTGCCTAGCGGCCACCGGAAATTGTCAAACATCGCGCTGTTCCTCTCCTGCTCGGCGGTTCCATGCGGTGATGGCTTTGGTTTGAGTGTATTCGTCGCGGTCTGGCATTTCACCCTGTATGTCGAACGGCGGTCCAGCAGCATCACAATTGACGCACTCTACAAAACGTCCTGCGATAACCTCGGGGTTATGGGCTTTAGCGTAAAATGATATGTCTGCCTCGCCGCCGCAAAACGGGCATGGTTTTAGATCAGGCATCGCGCTGTTCCTTGTAGCTGGTGAGTGCTTGGCGGGCCAATATTCTGACTTGGGCCGGGGTTGTCTCCCACTTGTCGGGATAGCCCCACGCTGGCGCTTTCTCGATCTCACCCCAAGCCCCCGCCAGCGTCTCGGCCAGCGCCTTCCACTTGGCGAGTTCGGCCTTGGCTTCTTGGGCCTGCCCAAACCACAGCTTTGCTTCTTCCCGCTCTTTGACCTTCTCTCGGTGTTGGGCTTCCCATGCAGTTTTAAGTCTTGCAATCTCCGCAGCTTGCTCGGCGCGGACTGCTTCACGGTCGGCTTCGATCACGGCAGCGGCGTGTGATTTAGCCTGATCCAAGCTATCAAACGATCCGATAAAAGTTTCACCGGCATCGAAGTATAAGCAGTAGTTGGGATAATCTTTCCAAGACTTCCACTCTATCCGCATGGTGCCGAAGAGGGCCTTGGCGGAGCAGTGGTCGTAATGACAAAAATCGTTCGGTGGGCTGGGGTCGGACCACAGGGCCACCGCATTGCGTAGTTCACTGCTCATGGCTGTCTCCTGCGAGTGCGGCGCGGGCTTTGTCGGCTAGGTAGTCGTCGCCGTTGTTCCCGGCGTAGCGGATCACAGAACGGACGAACTCTTCCAGCTTCGCAGCCTTGCGATACGCGGCGTCCATGTTGTCCAGCGCGTTGTCGGTATGCTTCTGCTCGGCTTTGATGTCCTGCCTTAGCCCCCGCACGGTATCATTCAGGTTGCCTAGGTAGTCCGCAGATACCACCTTCAGCCCGTGCTTGTTGAACGCCTGAACTAGGTTGTGCGTGAACACCCCCAGATGCTCCATGCTGTCGTCCGTCAGCAGTTCGCGCACGGATGCTACTAGTGGGAAGTCGATCAGGTCAGCGTCCTGTGCGATCAGGTCGTCCATTGCTTTGGTCCGTTCACTGGTCATTGCTGTCTCCTGCGAGTGCTGCGCGGGCCTCACGAATACGGTGAAGTTCCTTGATGTGGTCGGTATTCGCCATTGCCGCTTGCATACCGGCGTTGTCGTCACTGACACCGAAGTTCCAGCCCGCCCTCAACCCGGCATGATATGCGCTGACTTGCAGTGCTTCTTGTGCTTCAACATCCAGACGCAGCCGCTCGATCTCGCGGGCTTGGGTTTCGATTAGGTGGTTCAGTTGATGGTGGTGCGCTTCTTCTGCCGCCTTCCAGCTCAACAGTTCTTCGATCCAGTTGCGCAGCACATCGGCCCGGTGCAGCCCAAGTTCGTGGGTTTGGCTGGTATCCTGCACCCACGCGGTCTTATCGAGCCATTCGGCCAGCGCCTTTGCTTCGTCAGTCATGGCCCACCTCGACAATCTGCGACCCACGGGCTTCCCCGACAAGCCCTAGCGAATTGCTGACAGTGCCGTAGCCGTTGCCGTTGCCGTGGCCGTAGCCGCCGCCGTAGCCGTAGCCGTTGCCGTTGCCGTGGCCGTAGCCGCCGCCGTAGCCGTAGCCGCCGCCGTAGCCGCCGCCGTAGCCGTCGCCGTAGCCGTTGCCGTTGCCGTAGCCGCCGCCGTAGCCGTAGCCGTAGGTGTTGCCGTCGCCGTAGCCGTAACCGACAGGCATGAAGGTGGTGGGGACCATCACAGCCCCCACTTATCGTCTACCGGGACACAGAACACTTCTGCACCTACTGGCATATCAACGTCAGCGATCTTGCGCAGGTCGGCCTTCGCCTTCTTCGGGTCAGCAATCATGCCCGCGAAGCCGACGCTCTCCCACTTGAATACGTGCAGCGCGTTGCTCAAACGAATGCGACCATTCTCGCGGGTCACGTCACCAGCGAAAATCCAGCCGCGATCCACCACGACAACGGCGCGGGTACCGGTTGGGCGGTTAGCAATCGGCGCATAGGCAACGCCATTGATGGTTACGATGTCAGTCATTAGCTTTTACTCCTTGGTTTCAGTGATGGTTAGCCCACGGGCTGCGAGGGCGGCGCGGGCTTCCTCTTCGGTCGCATGGACGGTGTAGGCGTATGGTTCATCGTCCTGCCGAGCATCCTTCTCTTCTTCGGTAAAGTAATGCAGCGAGACCCACATATCCGGCACAGGTCGAGCGCCTGCAATTTGTAGAACGTGGTCGCCTACCGGTCGATTGTCCCACTCAAAATCCTCGTCGATGCACTCATGAATGCTAAACCGACACTGCTCGCTTGAGCAGTCGTCGCCGTAATAGAACCAGTGCGCTTCGTCGGCTTTACTGAGCGCCTCCCGCAGCCGCTCGATCTCGCGGGCTTGGGTTTCGATTAGGTCGGCGGCTTGAGCCAATGTCGTATGTCCGGGCGGCTGTGGCCACCGCAGTTTTTTTACCAGCGTCTTATCGTCGTCAGTCATCAACCTTCTCCACCCAGCCAGACTCAAGCCCCTCTGAAATATCAACGCTGAAATAACCGCAGTGGTCGTTACCAAGTGCGACAGGCGTGTCGTAATCCTTCTTCCAGCGGGTGCTGTGGGTTGGTGGTTCATCAAGTTCAGTCCCTGCTGGGATGATGATGTCGCGTGTTGTTCTATACGTCATTGGAAACGCTCCTGAATAATTTTATAGATTGTTTTCCGCATCCATCGTGGGATGATGAACCACGCGATCATCCAGCGGATATGGTCAATCCGTTCTTTCATTCGCCATACCCCTCCAAATAAAGTTCGATGGCGCGGCAGAGGGCCTTGTTTGCCACAGTAGCGTTGCGATGAAACACCGTCTGCGGAGACATTGCCAGTTCGGCCAGCGCCTCATTCACCAGCGCCAGTGCTTTCTTTTCGATGTCAGTCATGCTTGGATTGCCTTTCCGTAAACCACCCGGTCCACCCGGCGGCGCTTGTCGTTGCGTAGTTGCTTCTCTGCGATGTCCAGCGCCAGATCGGCGGCTGGGGCGATGGTGCGGTGATGTGATTGGCGACGGTATCCGCCGGGCGTGTAGTACTCCAGCAGGCAGTTGAATTTATACTTCGGCATATAGCGGAACGTCATTTGAACACCCTCCGTGCGTCAGGCAGTAGCGCCTTGGTCTTGCAGTCTTTGCGCAGGCAGCCGCGCACGTTGCGCGGGCGGATGTGCGCGCCGCAGTGGTCGCACCAGATCGGCTTTGCCTTTTGGTTAAACATGAAGCAGTTCCTCGCTGTGCGTGATCTTGACGATGTCCAGAGGAACCCCAATGCGCTTCTCATATTTAACGCGCTCCTGTTTGGCGCGCTCTAGGCTGTCATATGCAAAGACGCTGGCGTTGCGCTTGGTGCGGATCTCATAGGTCACGTTCATGGCAGAACCACCCAGATGGCTGTGAAGAGGATCGGGAACCCGATGGCGAAGATGATGCCGCCAACGATCTCGCTGCGTGGCATGGTCTTGATGGTGTTAACTACGTTCTGCATTTTCGATATCCTTTACTGATTTGATGAGCATCATGCGCGCTTGCGCTGAGAATGATCGATGCTGTTCATTGGCAATCTTTGTGATCTTCTCACGCAGCTCAGGCTCAATGCGAATGGTCATGTAATCTTTAGGTGGCATCAGAAGTTCCATGGTTTGGCGTTGTATTGTGCTGCCACAGCGCGGGCGGCGCGTTTGCCGTCCACCTTGTGTTCAGCGATGAAATGGCGGCGACCGTCCTCGATCACGCTGATGGTCAAGCAGCCATCGTAGCGTTTGGTCGGTGCGGTGTAGTCTGCGATTCTGGTCATGTCGGTAACTCCGGTCTGCCTTGTTGATGTGGTGATAATGCCCACAATTTCCCACATGGTCAAGAGGAAAAAATATACCAGCGCAGAATCCCGACAGATCAGGTTCCACACTGGTATGTAATCAACATGAGCGGACAGACCTTTCGCCTGGTCCTGCGGCGCTCTAGGGGGAGTCGGCCAGATGGCCCGGCAGGCGTTACCGGCTCTCCCTTTCTTTTCTGGCATCAGAAGCATCGGCAAAACCGAGCAGGATCGCAGCCAGTTCCCGCGCCTCATATGCTCCAAAATATATCCAAGCAGTTTTGTCTGATTCCCTAAAGCAATCGCCTTTAATAACAATCTGCAGGCTGTCATCATTCTCTAAGGTAACGGTATAGTCCCAGTCCATTTCCGCCACTGGCACCTGAATGTTGATCATTTCAGCAGTGCCTTGATCCGCAAACAAGGTGCGAAATGTGTTACGAGTTTTATCCCAGTCCATCATCGTTCCTCCATAAAAGCATCAATCTGCGCTTTTGCGTCCTCTGCGCCATGACAGACCATCCAGGTATGGCCGCATTCTTCGACAAGATATTTCTGCCAGTTGCGCTGATCTGTAGATAACTTGCCGCCTTTGAGTCGTTTCATCTCAATCCATAGAAGGTGACGCGGCACAAAGAGATCAGGCACTCCTGGACTCACGCCTTCGGCCTTCAGTCGCGCAGCTGTGGCGCGGGATCGGAATCCGCCATTGGGAATGGCAAAGATCCGCACTGGCCCATATTTGCGGCGAAACCACTTCACGACTTCGCGCTGCTCTTCATGCTCGGTGGGAATGCGGTCCCCACTCAAAACGGAATTTCCTGTGACCATTGATCGCACTTTCCATAGCTGTTCACGAATTCGATCGGTGGCTCCATGTTGAACAGAAAGCATCGACCTTCGCCACTATAGTGATCGCAGTTATGGCAGCATGGTGGCGGACCAGCCTTAATCCACTCTTCATATTGCACCAGAAAGTCTGGCTTTGGCGGTCTAGGCATTGTTCCACTTCCTCCTAATCACTCGGTAATATTTTCCATCGCGGCGATATTCGATCATCTTGGGGCAATTGCCACCATTCAATCGATCGGCCCATTCCTCAAGCGTATCTGCCTTGATGAAATTGACATCGGCCTTCCCAGCAATCGTCACGATGGCGTTCAGCGCCTTCTGGCCTGCATAGCCTTCATGAGTGATCGGGAAATATTCGACCACGCTGGGATCGCTCAGACCGCCATAATAGGACACGGCCAGCATATCCTTGCCGCTGGCCTTGCTGGTATGCTTGCGCCAATTCCAGCCTGTCAGGGCCATCTCTTCGGCCTCCAGGCCCATGATATCGTCTTGGCGCAGTTCCAGCTTCTTTGGCGCTGGCTCTGGGAACAGTTCGCCGCAGGTCGAACATTCCCTGGCGCTGATATGCACCAGTTCATTGCAAGCCTCGCAGACCTTAACAGGAGCCTCGCCATTGCCTTCGCCTTTGCGCTTGGGTGGCTCGACCGCAGTGATCGGTCCATGCGTCTGCACCACGCCAGCAAAGTCCAGCACTAGGCAATGATCAGTGTGGCTCTTCACTCGCATCCCACGTCCGGCCATCTGGACGTAAAGGCTGGCGCTCATGGTCGGTCTGAGCATGGCGATCAGATCGATATCAGGATAATCAAAGCCAGTGGTCAGCACATTGGCGTTGGTCAGCGCACGCAAGCGCCCAGCCTTAAAGTCAGCCAGCATCTGATCGCGCTCTGCCTTTGGCGTGGCTCCTGTTACGCAGGCTGATTCAACGCCATGCGATCGAAGCACCTCGGCCACGTTCTCCGCGTGCTGGACACCAGCGCAGAAGAACAGCCAAGCCTTGCGATCGCCAGCCAGTTCGATGACCTCACGCACCACGCGCAGATTGTTCTCGTCGGTGTCAACCGCCGCCTGCAGTTCGCTCTCGATGAACTCACCGCCACGCTTATGCACGCCGGATGTATCGAGCGCGGCCTTTGTGACCTTGCTGCGCAGCGTGGAGAGATAGCCTTTATAGACCAGTTCCTCGATCGTAACCGGCTCGATCAGATCGTCAAACAGCGCAGGCTTGTCTGTGATTAGGCCATGCCCCAGACGATAAGGCGTGGCAGTCAAGCCCACCACACGCAGCGCAGGATTGATCGCCTTCAACTCCGCCAGGAACGATCGATAACCGCCTTCATCCTTGTGGCTGACCAGATGGCACTCATCGATGATGCAAAGATCGATGTGGCCGACCTGAGAGGCGCGCTTTCTGATCGACTGGATGCCAGCAAAGGTGATCGGCTCACCCAGCTGCTTGCGGCCCAGTCCAGCCGAATAGATCCCCATCGGTGCGCCGCGCCAGTGCAGGCGCATCTTCTCGGCATTCTGCTCGATCAATTCACGCACATGGGTCAGCATCAAGATCCGCGTATCAGGCCAGTTCTGGATCGCGTCTTTGCAGAGCGCAGCCACGATGTGGCTCTTTCCAGATCCTGTCGGCAGCACCAGGCAGGGATTGCCTTTGTTGCCATTGGTGAACCACGCATAAAGCTGGTCGATTGCACGTTGTTGGTAGTCACGCAGCATCAGCCAATCACCTCTGCATCTGGGAATTTGTCCTTTGCCAACTCAACCATCGGATCACCGCAGGCTTCTGGGTTGGCGACGATCTCGCGGCTCTTGTAGCCGTTGGCTCCATTCTCGATAACGCGATCACCAATCTTCCACATGACGCTCAGACCATCCTCGCTGGCGATCATCGGCCAAGGCACAAGATCAGGGTGCAGAATATGATCGTCGCAGCCTTCGTGCTGAAACTCGGTCGGGATGCCGTCAGCTTCATGGCGTTCACAGCGCCAGGTGCTATCGGGCTTTGCCGTGCTATGCGCGCAGGTGCGGCAGTTGGCATATTTGGTCGGTGCGCCTTTGTGGCAGAAGCTATGCGCTGGGCAAAAGCGGCATTGATACCATGTAGGATCAGTTGAGATGGGCGGTGGAATCCGATCCTCCAGCGCCAGCCTCTGACCGCGTGCGATATATTTCTCAGCCGCTGCGCGATCGTAACGCACGCGCTCGGTATAGATCCGATCGTCATCCTTGCAGACCGCCAGATAAAGCGCACGATCGATATTGGTCCCGTGCATATAGACCTGCATCTGGACCCAGTGCATCGGCTTTGACTTCTCCACGCCATCCTTGACCATCTCGTCAAAGGACTTCTTCGAGTGCGTCTTGAACTCAGCCACATGGCGCTTCTTTGGCGCTTCCGGCACGCCAGACTCAATGATGCCATCGAGGCTTCCGCTCACATGGCTGCCGAAGTTCACGCGGCGCTGGCTGGACCTGATATCGACACCAATGGCGCGAAGATCCCGAATGATAATATCTTCCTCCATCTGGCCTCGGCGGAATAGGCGCAGGATGCGGCCTTCAAATTCCTCACGCACAGCCCAGCGGAAATTTAGCCATAGCCACCGATCACAATGATGCCCCAGCAGGCTGCAGCCCATATGCGGACGCGGCTTTTCTGATTTGCCTTCGTGGTATTTATCAATGAGGCTGGATATGGTATGCAGTGGTTCAGGCAACTTCATGGTTGTCTCACTCCCAAGTGGAATTGACCCCAGCCGATCACCCCTAGGCGGCTGGGGTCTTTCATTTTACTTGGCCCAGGGCGGCTTTGCGCCACCAGGAGCCGAAGAGGCTGCAGGTGCAGCAGATGCTGCAGGCTGCGGAGCCATGCCGCCAGAGATAGCCTTGAACCCAGCCACCTCGTTGCGCGGATCGTTATAGCCAGCAGCCTTATCCCGCTCCGATGCTTCGCGGATCTTGATCTTGATGCAAAGCTGACCGCCGACCAGCTGATCGGTGTCCTCCACCTTCGCCAGACCGATCGCACGCATGATCTCGCCGAGCTGTTGGCGACCGATCTCTTCGGCCTTCTGGCTCTGGTTGCGGATGTTGACTGCCTGGAACACCACGCGTCCCTGTTGCGTTGGCCCAGTGATATCGTAGCGGATATCGATCTTCTGCCCAGTGCCAGCCTTGGTCGTGCCAAGTTCAGCCTTGGTGATGCTGACGTTATACCAGCCTTCTGGAATCAATTCATAGTTGCGATCCGATTGCGGAAGGTCGTCAACGCCAAAGGTTTCTCCAAGAAATGCCATTATTCTTCTCCTTGATGAGGGATTATTCTGCCTTGGTGATGGTGAAGGAAGGACGTCCAGCCGTTGCAGTGATGGCGTCCAGTAGTGGGGTGGTGATCGCTGCGTCTGCAGCCTTCCAGACTGTCATGTTCAATTCCGGCTTCCACCGGAACAGGCTGGAAAGATGCTCGGTCAGGCCATGCTCTGCTGCCAGTTCCTGCAGCTTGTCGCCATTGACCTTGCGGTTGATGCGGCCCTCGATCTTGATCTTGAAGCTATCGGCCTCAAGGTTCTTGGTGCCTTCAAGGTTCTCAGGGATTGCAAACTGCTTGACCAGCTGGTCCTCGATGTCGCGGCGAAGCTTGGTGGCAGCCGCTTCATCAGCCTTCGCCTTGATCCAGTCCTGATAGAGGCTCATGCGCCACCTCCGATCTTGGTGATGATTGCACCAAGGTCAGGCGTTTCCCATGCTTCCAGCTTGCCAGAGCGATCCTTGGCCAGCCAAACGCCATCGCTATCACACATCAAAGCGCGCTGGGTTGCGCCTTCGGCATCGCGTTCCACCCGCAGTGCCAGCACCTCGTCAAAGAAGTAGGGCAAACCCTGCGTCAGTGACTTACCTGGCATTGATGGGTTGAAAAGCAGCTTGCCCATTTCATCCTGCGACTTTTCCAGCTTGGCGCTCATGTAAACGTGCTTGCCGGGAAGGTCGCGGAATGCGCGGATCAGTTCCTGCATGGTGGTGTTCAGTTCACCATATGCAGCGCGGCCATCCTTGTTGCGCTTTAACTCGTGCTGCAGAACAACCTCGGCAACCTCGCTGATGCTGTCGAGCGCCACGCTCTGAAAACCAGCGGCCTCGCTGCTGTCCTTGGCCCAGCTATAAGCCTCGCGCAGTTCATCCATCGTGGTGACTTCAATAAACGGCAGGTCAGCATCCTGAATGGAAAGCAGACCACCTTCTGCCGATAGCACCACCGGATTCGGCAGCGTGCGGATCAGGCTCGTCTTGCCAGCGCCAGCTTGGCCATAGACCAGAAGCTTGACACCGTTAGCGGTCAAGCCGCCAGTCTTCTTCAAATTGATTGCCATTAGAGGCTCTCCTTGTCAGCACCAGTCGGACAATCCAGTCGGTGCGTGAAATGACCTTTACAGCGATCATGAACGTCTGTAAAGCGCAAAAGCATCAAAACAGCGCAAGAGGGCAAAATGTTGACGCTAGAGGAAATTAAGCACGCGCTTCGAGATCGCCGCTTGGATGTGGTGTCAGAAGAGACTGGTATTCACCGCGCAACGATTAGTAGGATCAGAAATGACGAGAAGGCGAACCCGACTTATTCGGTGATAAAGACGCTTTCCGATTATTTGCGCGGGGCTTCAATCAATGGCTGATCTCACAAACATTCTTGGTGGCCCTTGGTCGCCGCCAAAGGCGATTGAGCCAGATCCACCGCAGCTGCAATTGCGCGATGCTATCGCAGCGGCTGGGATGGCACCGCCAAGGGATATCGTCCTCGATGGCAAGATGCACCGTTTCAACAGCGGCACCAAAGGCAAGCCGGGTCACGACAAGTCCGGATGGTATGTGGCTTATCCCGATGGCGTGCCTGCCGGTCGCTTTGGCTGCTGGCGTGCTGGCATCGAGGTCACCTGGCGCGCAGACGTTGGCCGGCAGCTAACTCCAGCCGATGAAATGGCGTTTGTGCGCAGGATGGCAGAAGCCAAAGCAGCCCGCGATGCTGAACTAAAGCGCCAGCGCGAAGTGGTGGCCGACACTGCCGAGGCCATCTGGGTCAGCGGTATGGGAGCTAGCCCAGATCATCCCTACCTCGCGCGCAAAGGCGTCGGTGTTCACGGCACCCGCGTCACTGGCGACGGTCGCCTCATGGCTCCGCTCTATACAGCAGACGGCAAGATCGCCTCGATCCAGTACATCGATGCAGACGGCGGCAAGCTGTATCACTCCGGTGGCCAGACAGGCGGCTGCTTCTGGATGGTCGGGACAATGGATGAACCCGGCACCCTCTACATTGCCGAAGGCTTCGCCACAGCCGCCACCATTCACGAAATAACCAATCGCCCCTGCATAGTCGCCTACTCCGCCTCCAATTTGGTACCAGTTACTGGGTCCATGCGGGAACGATACGGATCGATGCAGGAGCTGGTTATCGTGGCTGACAACGACGCATCCGGCACCGGCCAGAAATATGCCGATCAAGCCTCAGCCAAATACGGTGCGCGAGTGGTAATGCCGCCGATCGATGGCGATGCCAACGATTACGTCCAGGCAGGGCATGATCTCAAGATCCTGCTCCATCCGCCAGCAACCGACTGGCTTATTCCTGCAACCACATTGATGAAAGATCAGGCTCCACCAAAGTGGATCATCAAGGGGTGGCTGGAGCAGCATTGTCTTTGCATGGTTCATGGCCCCAGCGGCGCTGGCAAATCATTCGTGGTCTTGGACTGGTGCTTGCACATTGCGGCTGGATTGCCTGAATGGAATGGCGCGAAAGTCTCACGATCGGGCAATGTCATCTATCTGGCAGGCGAAGGGCATTATGGCATTCGCAGGCGATTGGCTGCTTGGCAGGCGCACCACAAAGCCGAGAACATTCATATGTGGGTGTCTCGATCTGGCTGTGATCTCAATACCCCGGAAGGTTATCAAAAGGTATTGGACGCGATCCGGTCGCTTCCAGACGGCCCCACGATCATCGTTATTGATACGCTTCACCGCTTTATGGACGGCGATGAGAACAGCGCGCAAGATTCTAAAACCATGATTGATGCCTGCGACGCCCTCAAGAATGAGTTCGATTGCACGGTTATCCTTGTTCATCACACTGGCGTATCTGAAGAAGCCCAGCATCGTGCGCGTGGCTCATCAGCATGGAAGGGCGCGCTTGATGAAGAATATAGCGTCATCCCTTCAAAGGCTGACCAGCCGCTCAAAATCGTCAATCGTAAGATGAA